TCATTAAAAAAAGGAGTATATGATTTACAAGGTCCGCACCAATCAGCATAAAACTTAATAACATCTTTCATAATATATAATATAATAAATAATTTTCAGAAAAACAACTAATTCTCTCTTCTTTCTTCAGGTTTATAATATTTAATTCTTTCATGCCATATAGGAGAAGCTAATAAAACTGCAGGTTTTAGTTCTCCTTTTTTAGTTAATTGATACATATGTGACATCCAGGTTTGTTCAAATGGATGCTCCCATTTAGTATCTATAAACATCTTTTTATTACCTTCTTTGGAAACTATCATAGGCCAGTTGCAATAGTTAACTTCACCATCTATATATGCTACACCATTTTGGGTACTAATAGTATTAAATTTAGTTTTAGGAGCATTAGGGTCCTTACCCGAGACTGGAAGTTTATCGTAATCAGGCCAATCTCTTGATCTTATTTCTTGAGGAACATTATACCAACTAGTCTGTACATTATTATCCCAATAAACTTCAGTAAATGACATTTTCAAAAAGTCAAAATTTTCTTTTATAATAATTTTGTGTAAAGTATCATATAAATCAGGTATATACTTTCTTAATCCGTTTCTGCAGAAATTCCCTTCTTCTTCTTTAGAATTTGTAGTCATATCATCTTCAAAAAAGAAATAAAAATCAGCATCAGAGTTATGAAAATGTTCTGCCGCTGCTTGTCTACCTCCACATATACCTTTATTTCCGTCCATACTAATATATTCGAAATTGTACTCATCAGCTATTTCTTTATTATCTTGTATGGCAGTTTTATCTGTAGAATTATCTAAAAGAACTAAATGAGGTTTTTCTAACCATTCAGGTACTTTTTTCATAGAGTCAATTGTAAATAGTAACTGCTCAGGAAAATTAAAAGTTAAAATATAAAGATTAGTTTTATATTTTTTTAACTCTGAGTTGGTTATCTCTTTACTTTTTCTAGTTTTTTTATCTACTTTTTCTAATTCTACGTTATCTTTAATTAATGCTTCAGTAAATTTAACAATCAACCCATTTTCATCTAACATAAATCTATCGTACTTATTAGGATGAAGATGAGACATTATAGCAAATATACTTTCTTCGGTTCCCATATAACCAGCATTAAGAGAATCAGTAAGCAAGGAGTAATATTCGCCGTTAGCATTATTTATATCTTCTTTTTTACCTCCAAATAAACCACCTCTATTAACATACTTTACTTGGGTACTGGCATACGAGTTCATTTTTTTAAAATCAAATCCGTGTATCTCGTCTGTTGCTTTATATGGATAACTTAAAAATAAAAGCGAATCAACGTACTTATTAATATTATCAAAGCATCTATCCTGTACTAAATGGGTAGCTGGAACTGTATTGGTAAGGCCTGCATCTACCCAGTAAAAATATTCAGTATCAAAAGGATTAAAGATAGTAACATCATTTAAAAGAAACATTTTAGATTGTACTATAGGGTTATAATACTCTAAAGTTGCTTGAGGACTATTATGTAACCATCCTCCTTCTCCAGTACTATTTAACCATTTTTTATCAGTTCTGATTCTTTGAGTACTTTCCCAATGAGGTTTGTAAATTCCTTCTTTAAGTTCTTCTAATTCTAAAATTTTAATCTGAGTAGTTTCATGATTTCTGTACTGCCAAACTAAGTTTTCTAACTCTTTTGGTAAATATAGAAACATATAAGCTTCTATTTTTAAAAATTCTTTAAATCTTTCAATATAATGATCTTCAAAATCTCTACCTTCTCTATTTAAGTTCCATAAACCTGAAACTATGGTTAAATTAGGTGTTACCCTAGTATTAGAAACCTTAGGTGATCCATCTATATTTTTTATAAGTTTTTCTTTATCCCAAATACTTAAAGTTTTTCTATGACCTTTATCGTAATTATCTATTGGAGGTATCTCTTCTATTACAAAATCTGGTAAAGGAAAATTAAAAGGATCTGTTAGTAAATTTACAAGGTAATGTCTTCCTATATCTAAATTTAATGCAATGTCATTATTTTTATCTACTATATCCCATACTTTATTACCTTTTTTACATAAAGTAGTAGAAGCTATATACTTACATTTACTTTTTTTTATCTTTTCAGCTATCTTTATACCTTGTTCTAAAGGATAATGTACTATTAAGTCTCTTACTATTAGCAAATCTCCTTCTGGTATAGGATCATTCAATATATCAATAGTTTTAAATTTAATTTTATCAGTAGAGTATTTTTTATTGTTACTTTCTATTAATTCCTCTACTATATCACCTCCTAAATAATTACAATCTCCTACTATTTCTTTGATCCAATTGAAATCCCCACATGGAATATCAACTATTGATTGAATATTTTTTTCTTTAATAAACTGTGAAAGTTTAGTACGAACTATTGAAGTATCTCGTAAAGAACTACCAGGTCCTGATATACTTTCTTCTCCTCCAAAACCATTATTTTCAAATAATTGAGTAAACTGCTGTTTATGTATACTATCTTTCATATCCAAAATCTATATACTTAGTAAATAACTTATGAGAATTATCTTCTATTTTTTCATTTCTATAAACATTACAACCTTCGTTTGCTTCATGATGAGTATGTCTTAACACAGGGAAGGAATGTACTCCTCCTTTATTTTGCCATTCCTCAAAAGTTTCAAATTTAGTATCACTTTCATGATATGTTGCTATTCTATCTCGTTTTTTATAAGCAAAGTAAGCAGCTATTAATAAATCATCATGCCAAGTTAAATTTTCTTCAATAAAATCAAAAAAATCATCTTCAAAATACTTTCTTTTATAAGAAACTGATTTGTAATGCTGTAATATATCTACTTTACTGGTAGCATAGTTAGCAGTGAAATAATAATCTCTAGTATCATTAAAAATAGGTTCAACAGCTCTTAATCCATCATATCCTACTATACTATTTTCGTATTTTTTTTGATTTTCAACTTGTTCTGCTACCATATCTCTATCATATACTAAATCATCATCTACTACTATAATAATATTTTCAGGATCTGTTAGTCTAGATACAGTAGGTACTAATTTAGTAGCTGGACCTATATCCTCAACATCATTAAAAATTTTTATTTTATTTTGATGAGCTAATCCTAGGGATACTAACCAATCTGGTATTAAATACTTTTCTCCTGAATGTTTATGCTCGGAAGGTATATTAATATGTATTTGGTACTTATTTACATAAGATTGATCTAACAAAGATTCTATACACGATTTCATTCCTAAATCTCCGTATTCACTATTTAACCTTGTAGGTAAAGTAGTTAAAGTTACAAAAACATTATTGGGTTTATTCCCTCTTTCGTATTGTAGTACAGCCATATTTTATCTTATAGTATTATTTCTTCTCTTTCTGCCCATCCTCTTTCAGGGCTATGTCCCCAGTATACAACTTTATAAGGGTTCTGTTCAGTTAAAAACATTTTTTCATAATGTATTGTTTCTCCTTCTTCTAAAAATCTTTTTAATCTACCGTCGTCTATATATTCACTATGAATACCTTCTCCATCTTCAGTATCGAACGCTAGTAAAATAAAATTATAATCTTTTTTATTTAAAAAGTGTGGAGTAATATTAACAAGGTGGTAAAAAGCATACATAAAACTATCTTCCCATTGCTTATCATCTAAAATAACAGGATTAGGAGGTAAAAGGTTATCTTTAGTATACTTTTGAAATGATTTATTTTTAAAATGTATACCTGCATATCGTTCGTACTGTCTAAGAGTTCTTACTTTTCCTAAGTCATAGCCAGTTAAGTCAAATCCGTTATCTTCTACTCTCAATAATTGTCTTATCTTAGCTCTCCCTTTATCGTTTTCTTTCCACCAAGCATCTTCTCCTCTTTTATGCTGATCATCCCATACTAATATACCGTCTCTTTCAGTTCTCATAGTTGCATGCCAAACTACTACTCTATGTGGATGAAATAGATCATAACCATGAGTATAACTACGTACAGTTAAGTTAATTTCTTCTCCTGCAAAAAATATATCTGGGTCGTGTTTAATTTCTTTTGCCCATTTGTTAGGACCAAAACAAAAATGCCCAGATAAAAATCTAGCAGGTACAGGTTTATCAAATTGTTCCCAATCATCTACAAAACCAGTAGGTCTGATAAAAATAGTACCGTGAGGGTAAAAGCATTCAGCAGAACTCATCCATGGTTCCTTTACTCTAGCTTCAGGATCATTGAAAGGATCATAATAAGGAGAGTAACCACATATTAGAGGATTATGACCTTCTTCTTTTAATTGATTATACCAGGAAATTAACGTCTCATCCCAATGTTTATCGAATCTATGATGAGAATCTAATTGTAGAACAAAATCTTCGTCAGTAAGTAGTTTTTCATTTATGATACTCCTTGCATAGGCTAAACCTTTTGCTTTTTTATAGGGCATATCATAAATTTTGAACCTAGGATCTTTTCTAAATTCATCTACATTATCGAAATCATCTTTAGGATTAAATTGCCTACAAATACCAAAATGTACTCTTTCCGGAAACTTAGCCTGTTCTAATGCATCCTTAATAGTAGGAATGAGTTCAGGTTCTCTATAAGCTGGTAAATGTAGTAAAATTGTTTGCATATTATACTGGTGCTACGTTTATATCTCCTTCTATAACTTCACACCATTCTTTAGATTTAGAATAAGGCCATACTCTCCACTTATGAGGTACTGGTCCGTTGTATTCTCTCCATATATTTACCCATCCGTTATTTTGTTTTCCATGATCTAACATATTTTGAACTTCATCAGCATCAGCATCTTGTCTATATAGATCTTCTCCTTTTTCATCTAAAAATGCTACTACCCAAAAATCATAATCATCTTCAGTTACACTATCAATATGTATATCGATACAGTGTCTAAAAAATGGGAAAAATGAATTTTCGTAATCTTCTACTTCAGGACAAGGTAAGTCTAATTTTTTTAGGGTATGCATCTGTATGCTTCTATCTTCAAATCTTACCCCAGCATATTTTTCATATTCTGCTAATGTTCTTTCATTTCCTAAAGTATAAGGTTCTAACTGCTTTTGTGCACAAGGAGAACATGGAGTACCGTCTATTCCTAATAACATTCTTAATCTTCTAAATGTTCTTAAATTCTTTTCTTCCCAAACTGGGTCGTCATCCCATTGTTTTGTCTTACCGTCTCTAGTATACTCGTGCCATATAACTATTTTATGTGGATGAAATAAATCATAACCGTGGGTATATGCTCTAACTGCTAAAGCTATTTCTTCACCGTGAAAATAATATTGAGGATCGTGTTGTACTTCTTTACAAAATATACCTAGCGTAAAACAGAAATGAGCTGAAAAGAATCTTGAAGGAATTGGTTCAGTTCTTTCTTTCCAATCATCTATAGTTTCTGGTATAGTATGTAATACACCTTCAGGAGAGAATCTATCAAAAGATAATTTCCATGCTTCATTTACTCTTCCTTCAGGGTCATTCGTAGGTTGATACGAAGGAATATATGCAGTTAATAAAGGTTTTTTATGACCTTTTTTTTGTAACTGTTTAAACATTCTTATACATTCACTATCCCATCCTTTAGCAAATCTATGATGAGAATCTAAATGTAATGTATAATCTTCTCCTTTATATTGTTGTTGTATTAAGTTTCTAGCCCAGCAAGTTCCTTGAGAATCTAAATAATCTACATCTATAAAAGTAAATCTTTTATCATCTTTAAACTCTTCAATATGATCCCATTCATCTAATGGAGCATGTTGCCAGCATACACAGATATGAAGTCTATCTGGGTTATCAGCTTTATCTATAAGATCTCTTAAGGTAGGTCTTAATTCAGGATCTCTATAACTAGCTATTTGAACAAAAATAGAACCGTTTTTGATTGTCATAACTTTGGTGTAGGTTTTGGTTTATTATAAATAGATATTCCTTTAGGTTTTGACGTAAAAGGTACTGCTTTATTCCACTTTTCCTGCCTTTCGTCACAACCGCAGTCTTCGCCCCATATTTTTTTAACTAACCACCTTATTCCAGTATATTTAGTAATAATATATACTACGTCACCTAATCCTTTTATTTTTTTCATAACTTATTTTAAAATTACCCTTCACACGCACTACAGGTTAATAATTCTTGAGAAAATTGTTGAGCAGCATTTAAATTATACTGATAATAAAGTGATTTTATTCCTTTATCGAAAGCCTCTAAATGTAGTTTTATAACATCTTTAGGAGGTGCTGATGGATGTACTGCTAAATTGATTGATTGTCCCATATCTATAAACTTTTGTCTTTGGGCTGCTAAATTAACTACGTCAACTTGTGATATTTCGTGAAAAACTTTAAAAACTGATTTCTCATGGTCAGATAAGAAATCTAAATGTTGAACAGATCCTCCATAACGTAGTATACTATTCCATACTTCTTCTGTATCTTGTCCTTTTTGTTTAAGTAGTGCTTCTAATTCTCTATTTTTCCATTCAACTTGAATCTTAGCTACCATTTTTTCTCCATAGTTAATTTTATGTGGTTCTATGCCTTCGCTAAAAGCCATACTAACTCCACCATCTATAAAACTAGTAGATTTTTTAGGTGCTTGTGCCATTCTACTTGTATTACGTTCTCCATACCCTTCTAGCATTTTCGGTTCTCCAAAATGTTTAGCCATCCATTTAGAAGCTCTATCACCTTCAGATCTCATAGTAGAAAATATATCTCTGTTAATATTTAAAGACTCTAAAGAACCAAATTCCACCATATTTTTTTGTAAGTATGAATGAAAAGCAGATATACCTAATCCGATAGCTCTATGTTCTTTTGCAAATCTAATAGCAGGATCTATACCTGGTATCTTTTTTCCTTTTTCTATATACTCTTCTATAACACAATCTAGCATTATATTCATATCAAACAGAAAATTAGGATCTTCTTTTATTTCATCCCAGTAGTATGCTACTATAGATGATAAACAGCATGCAAAAGTTTTTTCGTAATCAGCATATTCAATAGCCTCAGCACAAATATTTGCATTACGTATTTTTAGTCCTTTATCTATGTATGCTTTACATATTCCTTTATTAGAATTTTCTACATCTAAAATATAAGGAAAACCTGCTTCTTTTCTAGTATTAAGAATCTTGGTAAATATTTTTCTTTTTTGTTTATCTCCTGATTTTAATGCTTCTCTGAATCCTTCTGGTAAAACTACTGCTGTAGTAACGGTAGTTAAAAATCTTTGCTTATCTTTTGGTATTCTTTCAGTACCTATATCTAAAAAATCCATTATTTCAGGATGATCAGCACTACAGTAAAAAGTAATAAACCCTCTTCTTTGTGAATTTTGTGCAGTTTTACTCATCATATCTGCGTAAAGCTCAATCCATTCCATTATACTATTTGCTTCACCTCCAGATCTTATAGGAGACCCTATCTCTCTTATATCTGAAACGTTTACAGCAGTACCTGCTCCTCTACTAGCTAAAATACCTGTTTCATAAAATCTTTTATAGATGCCGTCTATAGAATCTTCAATAACTGAATGATTACAGCTGATAGGTAAATTATATTCAGAGCCAAAAGATCTTAATACTGGGGTAGAGAAAGAAGTCCACCCTTTTGCTACGTATCTTTCAAATCTTTTACCGATATCTTTTAGATATTGTCTAGATTCTTCAGTAGTTGCTAATTTATCACAGTATTTTTGTACAGTATCACAAATAGTTTGAAACCTTTCCTCAGGAGATTCATCTTTTTCTAAATAACCTCTTTGTAACATTTCTTTTTGCTCACTATCTTTGAGCCACTGTAACTCTAATCCCATGCGTCTTCAGTAATTAAATTTTGTTTATTATAATCAGTACTTTTTTGTGCAAAAAAATCAAACGCAATTGGTGCTTTTGCCATTCTATCGAAATATTCAGTTGGTTTTAATAGTTCTTTATCAACTTCATACTCTTTGTCATAACCTATCAACTCTAATCCGTGATTTAATCTTTGTTTAGTATATTCTTTTATTATTGCTTTAGGCATAAAGTCTAATTCTCCTTTTTCAAATACCCAGTCAATTAACTCTTCTTCTGCTTTATAAGCTTTTCTTATATTTCTTCTAATTTTATCTTCCATTTCTTGGTCAAACCATTCAGGATTTTCTTCTTTAATAATTTTTATTAATTCAGCACCAAATTGAGCATGAATAGCTTCTTCTTTACTCGTAGCATTAACTACAGTAGTAAAATTAGTAAACATATTTTTATATTTACCAAATGCTGATATAGTTAAAAAGTTAGAAAATAAACTTGCATTTTCTACTAATAACGAAAAAAGAATTAAGGATTTAGTAAACTCTTTATTAGATCTGGAAGTATACCCTTCTAGGTATCTATTTAAGTATTTTACTCTACCGGCAATTTGCGGTATATCCATTACGTTTTCAAAAACATCTTCTAATCCTAATAAATCTAATCCCTGTTTATAAGTTCTTCTATGTACTACTTCATTACCAGCAAATACAAATCCTGCATCAGCTATTTCAGTTTTAGGTAACCTAATATCTACTCTTGCCCAGGAAGTTTTTACTTTATTTTCAACAACTCCTATACAGAGCATTGATCTTTTCATAGCTTCTTGTTCGTGAGGTTTAAATTTAGTTTTAAAGTCTCTTACGTCTCTATCGTAGTCAAAATGTTCAGGTGTCCAAAAAGCTTCCCATATCACATTTGCATATCTAAGCAAGTGTGGGTAGTCATTACCTCTAACATCTTCGCTGGGTTCGAATATGTTTTTTTTCATATATATTTTATATTTACTAGTGGGTTAGATAAAAAGATCCCTGATAGGATTCTATCAAGGACTCTGTAATAAATATAATATATATTCCGTGAAAATGCAACTTTCATATTAAATTTTTTCAAAAATTTTATTTACGTCAACTTTTGAGAAAGTATTACCATTTGAATCAACATTGTCTATTAATTCAGCTGGGTCGGTTTTACCTTCAAAATCAATATGTCCGTTATTAGTATCCATTTTAATATTATAAGTCATACCATCTTGTCCATATCTATTTTTCATAACATGAATCCTTCCGGTACCTAAAACTTTATCTTCTTTCATTCTTGAAAGTGATAAACAAATATCAGCAACCATCATTTTATCGTATGATCCTGCTGCTTTATCTCCTTCTATAATAGTATCTTTAGCCCCCATTCTATTTACTTGAGAAGGAGTAAGTATAGGGATTTTTAATTCCTTAGCTAAACCTTTTGTAGCTATAAAATTATCATCAATTTCATCTTTTCTTTCAGAGTATTTTCCTTTCGACGGAGCTCTTAAATAGTCTACATAGTCTATAATAATCATATCAGGTTTATGTTCCATATCTATACACTTCTGTACATGAGCTTTGATGGTACTAATAGTAGCTCCTTTAGGTGGATATTCCTTTACTATCAATCTACCTTTTAAATTATTAACATACGTCTGAACGTCTTTTCTATGTTTATTAATCTCATCAATATTATATCCTGTGAAGTAACAATCGAATCTCTTACCTACATAGTCTTCTCCTAACTCTAAAGTATAGTAGTTTACTTTATGGCCTAATT